CCTTTTAAATGGGTGTGAATATGTTGGCTAAATAATCCATGTTCTTTACATATAATATTTACTTTAATCCTAGAATGAACATATTCAACCAGAGAATAGTCATACCTATTCCCATGGATAATTTTAGCTTTTTCAATAAATTTTTGAGTTTTAGTAAGAGGGGCAATATTTATCATCGTTAGTATGTTTAATCATTTAGCGACGATAAATATTACTTCTCTAAGCCCTTATTCAAGGGCTTTATTTATTATAGGCTTGTCTTCTAATTTGATTCATTGATAATGTAGTTGGAATATTATAATCTAATTTATAAAAACCTAATTTTCCCCCATCTTTCAAATAACCTGCTTTAGTTAAATATCTTCTATAAGTATCTAAAGATCTTATAAAAATTTTACCATCACTCCATTTTCCTAAGATTCCTATTTTGTCTAAATATTTTATTAATTCTTGACGAGTAATAATTTCATCTTTATTTTTTGTGTTTATAAAACAACACATTTCTAACCATAAATTTGTCATAGTCTTTATACTTATTCATTTACAAAATCTATTTCAGATTCTTCGACATTTTCCTCCGTAAAAGTAAAATCTTCGGAACCTAACATTAATCCCCATTCTTTTTTATGCTCTTTTTTATAAGCATCTTGGGAAGAGGGAGTGTCTCGAATAAATCCGTGTGCTGTACTTATAATAGTACCTTTTCCTGTGTTTCCAGTAACGTGATTTTTATCTACCTGAATTTTAGTTTTAAGACCCCACTCAATTACCTTTTTATCTTTAGTTACATTTAATTTTTGTGTTCCATCACTGGTTATATTACCAAAAGTAATAGCTAGTGAACAATCATAATACATTGAATCCCCATTTTTATTCTTCATTTTAGGCTGGGACATTGGAGTTAATGCTGGTTCAACCCAAATTTTATTTACATAGAGAGCTGTATTAGTATATGGTTGTGATTCTTTTCTAGATAATACTATCTGTTGATTAACAAAATTCGCAAATTGTTGAGAAAGAGCTCCAGCATTCCACATAGGTGAATTAGTTGATTTTTCTAAACTCATTCTGGAAGGTATAGAACCAATTGAATCCCATAAAAATAATAAATCATATGGTAGATTCCCTTTTTTCTGTTCATTTAACATATCCATTATAAATTCAGCTACATCTTCGATACATTTTAAACGCTCTGAATCAACATATATAAAGAAACCATTATAGGTAAAATTTCCATTATCATCAACCTCTTTACCTAGATCAAATCCCATAGTTTCCCAATGTTCCCAAGAATGTTTCATTTCTGTAATAATAATTACAGGAAGTATTCCATCTTTTTGAGCTTGTATTGCTTGTTCTATAAGTAAAGTACTTTTACCAGTATTGGATCTACCTCTAATTAATGTAGTATGTCCTTTTGGTATTCCAGGTATTTGGAGTGCTTCTCTAACAGGTTCAGTAAAGGAAATCCATGCTTGTGGTTTATAATTAGAATTAGTTGAACCTAAATTTTTTCCTGTTTTAAATTTATCTAATGAAAAAGTACTATTTACTTTTTTAGAGACCTCTCCCGATAGACTTTTTTTTGTTGTCATTTTTTGGAAAATAAACCCCCTTTCGGGGGTATTAATAATTATTTAAATAGTTCTTCAAACTCTTTATCTGTTACAACTTCTGCTTTAGAAATTTTTGTAACTTCCATATCATGTGGTGGTGGAAAAGCTTGAGCTTGTTCTGTAGTAGTTTCAACTTCTGGATTTAACCATTTTTCGAAAAATTCTTTAATTTCATCAAAAGTATATCTTGAGAAAAACTCTATTGGAGATGGTTGATTATTTAACCAATCTTCAACTTGTTTAGAATCTTTAGATAATGGTGATGATTTCATTGCCGGTCTTATTGTAGATTCTTTATATGTAGCTCCTTGAACAACATCTAATTTAAAATCTCTACCTTCAATAACGTCTGTATAATCTCCAACTTCTTCATCAGCAGCGTATGCTAATAATTCGTTATACATTTGAGGGCCAAATTCATAAAATCTAACTCCTTTATCTTCCTCACCTCTAACAATTACAGGTGCTAAGACTCTTAATTTTGGTTTGATTTTTTTAGCTAACTTCCAATCTTCAGGATCTTTACTTTTACCTAAAGTTTTGGAAAATTCTACGATTGGATCTTTTTCACCAAAGTTAATTGGAGAAATGATAGTTCTTTTACCGAATTGATAATGAAAATACAATTCAATAAATGGTGTTTCGGGGTTTGTTTTTAATGGAACAAATCTAACTAATGACTTCCCAAGAGGGGCTTTCCAAAATATCTTCGCTTTTTCTTCTGCGTTTTTGGAACTTTTACCTTTTTGAGGGTTTTGGAGACTTTCTAATCTCGCTGTGATGGTTTTTAAATCCATGTTTATATAAATAATTAATTGGTTACGTGGCTTGTAATTTTAGGGGTAATATATGAAGGAATTTTATATATTCCAAATAATTTTATGAGAAAGGTTAAAGAGGATATTAAGTTATCCTTAAAAAAATTATAAATTTATTATTTTATGAATTCTTGTTGGGTATTTTAATAAAACTCCATCACTTACTAATAGTATAGAATTTTTATAGTCTTCCCATTTAATCTCATATAAATTATCAACTTTACCACCATTTAATTCTCTAATTAATGCATTTAGAGAGTTAATAGAGTATAAAGTATTACTCTCCTTTTTTCGATGTAATAAAATTGTATTTGGTAATACATGATCATTCATATTGAATTGATCTACATTATAGGTACAGATAAGTTCATCTTTACCTTCAACTTTAAGGACAAATATTTTATTAAATAAAATTGAATAACGTTTAGTTATTTCTTGTATAGTTTGTTCTAAATTCTCTTCTAAGGTAAAAGTAGTGAATAGTTTAGATTTTATATTAGTCATGAATGTATGATTTCCATGTATAAATATATCATCTGGATGGTAAATTTGTTCTGTTTGGTTCATATTCTTTATTTTAGTTGTTTTAGTTCGTAATATATTTTATTTATTTGGGTTTGGTTAAGGGTAGAGGAGAAATATTCGACAGAAACATAATTATTACCATATCCATACTTATGTAAAATACCAAAATATTCATTTCTAACATTTCCACGCCGAAAACTATATAATCTATTTTCTTTTATATAATCTATTACTTTTTGTGGAGTTATCAATGGATTATTTACTTTCATAATCTTTTAATTTATCTCCCCAATATTCTATTTGTTTATAATATTCATAATCACTACCATCCCAAGGACCAGCATTTTTACTATAATATTCTAATCGTTTGATTATCTTTTTAATAACTTTAATTCTAATTTTTTTATTTATTTTCATAACTTTTTAATTTACGTATTTATCCCATGGTGATTTACTGTTATTATTAGCTAAATAATTATTATATTTTCCTTCACAATAAGAACAACAATATTCATCTTTCGGTTTTATTTCTTTATAACACCATTTACATTCTTTTTTCATAACTTTTTAAGTTCATTATAATTTCTTCCATATGAAACTGAAGATTGGAATCCTTGTTTCTCTATGATATTTTTGATTTCTTTTAAAATTTGTTTATCGTCTTGCTCTGAATAATCTAATAAAAATGCATCATAACTGTAAAGAATAATTTTACTCTTTTTACCTTCTAAATATACTAAAAGATCTTTTAGAATCCTAATATTATAATAAGTTTCACAAGATTGCACAAGGTAATTCCATAGTTTCTGAGGTGTAGGATTCGTAATTTCGTTTAAATTTAATTTTCTTCCTCCAGCTAATTCAATATAACCTTGTTCTTGAATTTTTATCCATAATTCTGCAATATATTCTTCAAGTTTTTTCCAAAAAGGAACATGTTTATATTGGGAAAATACTCCCCCATTCATCATTTTAAATGATAATTGTTTTGATTTTTTATATTCTTCTTCTGTTAATTCATCTTTGGAAAAATAAAATTTACCTAATTCAGTATGAATATCTCCTTTAGGTAAATCAAAACCTATTATTTGAGAAGATAAATAAAGATGATACGCTCTAAAATCATACTCAAATAACCAGTTTTCTCTAGGAATTATAAATTCTCTCGTTCCATCACTTTTATTTAATGCCGCGTAATTTACATTATTAAATGTATTTGATGGTCGAGATGTGAAGTTGTATAAATTATATTGGGTATAAATTATATTATCTTGTATAGAGAATTTTTTATAAGGTAAAATATAATGTTGTTGGAAAACATCGAGATTAAGCGCGATTCCTTGTTTTTCAACACAGTACATGACCCAAATATAATCTTGGTGATAATACGTATTTTCTAATTGAATTCCAATATATTTTCGTATAAAATTATATATTTGTTCCTGTTCTTCATAATGTTTGGTTATAGGAATAAAAGAATTAAGATTTGAATGGGATTTAAATGAACCTTCAATGTACTCGGCTACTTTACTTTTATAATTAGGTAAACTTAGTGGAATTATAGTACTTTCTAAATAGAGTAAATTTATATCTATAACTTTTTCATGAATGAATTCTTCTCCTAACCAATATAATATATTCTTTTTATCTAAAACATATATTGTTGGGTGTTTTAATATAAATTCTTTTACTAGTTGTAAATCTAAGGAAAAACCATCATTATGTTCAATAGGTATTATATAACCTTTATGTCCTTCACTCTTTATATAAATTAAAGAAACCCTAGTTAAACTAGGGTGATAGTTATGGTTTAGGGGAATTACATTAATAAAGCAAGGTTTATTATAAGATAATTTATCTAATTGTTCTTTGGTTTCAATAATATAAAACATCGTAACTTTTATTTTATTGAATATATGAAGAACTCTTTTAAAAACCTAATTATTTAATTAAATTTAGTTTTTTGAAATTTTCTAATTCTTCTATGGCATTATTCCCTTCATCATCCCAACGAGTAGTATAAATTCTTAAATAATCTTCTTTTCTATTTATACCATTCATTTTTATAATACCTTCTCCATAAGTATCACTAAATATATATAATAATTGAGGAATCGAATATAATTCAATTTCTCCACCCTCATTTTTTATCAATTCTCCACATCCAAATTTTTCAGATAATTTCTCAAATAATTCAAACTCTTTAATTAATTGTTTACCATAATTAGTAACAACAAAATAATCTGTTGGATTATTCACCTTTATCTCATCAATACCAGCTAATTTCTGCATTCTTAA